ATATATAGTTTATTCATATTTATCCCATTTTCCAACAGGACATTTGGCGCTTCCAAGTTGAACTTTCATAGGCATAAAGCATGCACATTTTTTACATTGTTTTGTTGCTTTTAGTAAGAATTCACAAGATAGGCAAAGATCTAATCTCCACTTTTGTATTTCTTCTGTTGTTTTTGGTTTATTGGGATTTAATAAATCCCATGGTTTTACAGAGTCACTCATTTTCTTCTTGAGGAGTATAAGATGGAACGGGACCTAATAAATATCCTTGACTATGATATTTAATCATCTTATCTACTTCTTCCGCCCCTACTAATTTACTAGCAATAATAGTCATGACATCATATATTCTATGTAGCATAATATAGTTGACCATATCCAAATTTTCGGATAAATCTTGTTTTGTTTCTTCTTCGCTCATGGTCTACCTATATCTTCCCAAAATTTGTCTCGACCCATATTGTCGATTTCTTCTATCTCGCCGCTCTCACTTTCCTGAGATGGCTTTTTCCATTCGCTCATATTGATCTAGTCCTATCTCATTCCTGTGTTCACATGAAAGGCAGTATAGGTAAATTTTATCATTAATATCTTGATTAGGCATAAGAAGACCCTGGCATAATGGACAAGCCATTTTTACAACAAGGCCCTCTTCTGCAAGGGTTAAATATTTGGACACAATCTGTATCCTCAATTTATCTCCTAACTACTTTGGAAATTGAAATATCAACTTCTTAGCTTTACTAATAGAATTTGGCCAGGATGACCAATCTACTCCGCCTCTAGTCATATAATACGTTATCTCTGCGTTAATTACTGGATCAAACAATAGTACGTTCGATCTCAGGTCGAATTTCTCTTTGCGATCATCACCAAGGTTACCTAGCATATTGATCTGAAAAATTCCGTAGGAACTGTCTCCAGTATTCCTGTTGCCGTTATAAGCCATTGGGCGTCCATTGGACTCCTTCTTGGCAACGGCCCAAGCCATTTTAAGGGCTTTACCTTCAAATCCTACTGCCGACAACAAGTTAATTAACTCTTTGTCTGACAGCATTTCTGAAGGCTTGTACACAGTATTGCTGAATTTTTCCAGCGTTTCTTTCTTCAGTTGTGCTTCTTGCTTTTTGTTTAAAGTTTCAACAACTTCTTGTTTAACTTCTACAGCTTGAGTTACTGTTGGACCTGGCTGGACTCCAAATAGAAATAATGTTATCATTCCTATTGCGGCCCAGTTGTGAGCAACATCGCTCAAACTTTGTTTTATCTTCTCCATTGGCATTCCTCCTTTAGAGATAACGAACTATAATAGTAACATTGTTTGACAATACCTGTCAAGCCAGTCAACCAGAATGAAAAAATGAAAATATCTTTCTCAACACTAATTTCTAACTTTAATAAGGCGGTAGGATACGGTCATGCTGGTCAAATGGTTGTAGAATCATTGAATAAACTAGGGCATGAAACTCCATATCAAACAAAAGAAGCTCCAGTACAATTAAATTTTTCACAACCTGTTCATTTTAAAATGCATAGAAATCAATATCAAATTGGTTATACTCCATGGGAATCTACATTGATTCCAGATGATTGGATGGAACCAATGTTTCATTGTGATGAGATATGGACAACTTCAGATTGGTGCAAAGAAGTATTTGAATCATGTGGAGTTAAGAATGTTAAAGTTTATCCACATGGTATAGAAGATATCTGGCAACCTAGAAAAAGAATTCAAGGGGATAAGATAAAGTTTTTACATGTTGGAGAACCTGCTCCAAGAAAAGCTGGGCAAATGGTTGTAGATGCTTTTGCAAAACTTTTTGGAAACAATCCTGATTATTCTTTAACTATTAAAGCATATGGTAATAATACTACTAGAATATATAATAATAATATAGATAAGAATATTATAGGTTTACCAAATGAAGTATATAATAATATATATATAATAGATAAACCTTATTCAGAAGAAGAAATGTTAAAACTTTATTATGACCATGATGTTTTAGTTTATCCTAGTTATGGAGAGGGTTTTGGCTTTATCCCTCTTCAAGCACTTGCTACTGGAATGCCAGTTATTTCAACTTCTGGATGGGCTCAATATAAGAACTTTCTTGGTCCACTACAAATAGAATCAAAATTAATAGATTCTCCTTGGCCACAACCTCATTTGGGTAAAGTATTTGATCCAAACTATGAACATCTACTTGAGCTTATGAAAGATTTTGCAGAAAATTCAAAAGCATATTCTGGATATTATTTTGCTCAATCAAAAAAGGTCCATGAAGAATATAATTGGTTACAGTTGACCAATAATGCATTTGAAGACATTTTTGAAAAGTTTTCTTAGAAGACTTCCCTATCTAAAGAATCTTTGGTAGAATTAGATTCTTACTCAAAATCTATTAACCGAAAAGGCGGAGGAAAAAGGCTATATGTCAAAAACTATTGAAACACCATACGAAAATTTTATTGCTCTATCAAGATATGCAAGATGGATTCCTGAAGAGAATCGTCGTGAGACTTGGGGAGAAACAGTTGATAGATACTTCAACTTCGATCTCAACCACCTTGGCAAAAATCATGGATACACTCCAGATGAAAAGCTTGTCAAGGATATTAAAGATGCAGTTTACAATCGTAATGTAATGCCATCAATGAGAGCAGTGATGACTGCAGGTGCTGCTCTTGACAGAGACCATGTTGCAGGATATAACTGCTCATTTGTTCCAGTAGACAATCCAAGATCATTTGATGAAACAATGTACATCCTAATGTGTGGAACTGGTGTTGGATTCTCTGTTGAATACAAGTATGTTAATAAGCTTCCTTCCGTCCCAGAGACATTTGAAAAGTCTACAACTATTATTACAGTAGAAGATTCAAAGCAGGGTTGGGCAAAGGCATACCGTGAACTACTTGCATTGCTATGGTCAGGACAGATTCCAGCAATCGATGTTAGCAAGTTGCGTCCAGCAGGAGCAAGACTTAAGACCATGGGCGGAAGATCATCAGGTCCTCAACCTCTTATCAATCTTTTTGATTTCACAATCGCAAAGTTTAAGTCAGCAGCAGGTCGTCAGTTGAAGCCTATCGAAGCTCATGATATTATGTGTAAGATTGGTGAGATCGTTGTTGTTGGCGGAGTCCGTCGCTCTGCAATGATTTCTCTTTCAAACATTAATGACATTGAGATGGCATCTGCAAAAGCTGGAAACTGGTGGGAGAATAACTCTCAACGTGCATTATCAAATAACTCAGTAGCATATTCTCGTAAACCAGAGATGGAACAGTTTATTGCTGAATGGAAGAATCTATATGACTCAAAATCAGGTGAGCGTGGCATATACAATGTTGCCGCTGCTCAAAAGCAAGCAGCAAGATGGGGACGCAGAGATCCAGAAGTCCACTATGGAACTAACCCTTGCTCAGAAATTATCCTTCGCCCTTATCAGTTTTGCAACCTGTCAGAAGTTGTAATCCGTGAAAATGATACACCAAAGACTGTAGCGGAAAAAGTAAGACTAGCTACTATTCTTGGTACATGGCAATCAACACTAACAGACTTTAAGTATCTTCGTAAAATCTGGAAAGATAATACTGAAGAAGAAAGACTTCTAGGAGTTTCACTTACAGGACAATTTGGAAACAAGTTTTTTTCTGGAAAAGAAAACCTTAAGAAGCTAGAAGAAACTTTAGACGGTCTTCGTGAGTATGCAAGAGAGACAAACAAGGAAGAAGCAGGAAAGATTGGTATTAATGAATCTGCTGCAATCACTTGCGTTAAGCCTTCAGGAACCGTATCACAACTCGTAGGAGTATCTTCAGGAATGCATCCTTGGCATTCACAGCATTACATTAGAACTGTTCGTGGAGACAAGAAAGATCCTCTATCTACTTTCTTAAAAGAAGTGGGCATTCCAGTAGAAGATGATTTCATGAAGCCAAACGATACATATGTTTTCTCATTCCCAGTAAAGGCACCACAAGGTGCAATTCTAAGAAATGATTTAACAGCAATCGAACACTTGAATACATGGTTAGTTTACCAACGTGCTTGGTGTGAGCATAAGCCTTCAATTACAGTTTCTGTAAAAGAAGATGAGTGGATGGAAGTTGGAGCATGGGTATATAAGCACTTTGATGAAGTATCAGGTATTTCATTCCTGCCACACTCAGATCACTCATATAAGCAAGCTCCATACCAAGAAGTAACTAAAGAAGAGTATGAAGCTCTTGTTTCAAAGATGCCCAACA